ACCACTTCTCCTTGTCGGCCTTGGTGTCATAGAGGTGCTGCGTGTTGCCCGTCGCGCCGAGCGAGTTATTCCATTCCGTTGCCGTGATGACGTCGCCCGTCGTTACGTCTGCCGTTGCTGTCCAACCCATGTGTGTCTCCTAGTAGGCGACCCGCGTTGTCTCGCCAATCTCCGACAGGCCAGTCCGGCCTATCGCCCAGTATTGGATGCTGTCCGCGTTCCCGAGCTGCCACTGTGCCTGCCAGATCTCCGAGTCCCGTGTGTGGTCGTGCCGGATGCCCTCGATGTGGTAGTCCTCGTCGATGTAGGCGTGGTCCAGGCGGACGGTGACGCGCTCCCCGATGTCGTAGCCCAACACCTTCGGGAACAGGTCCGCCGGGGCCTTGTCGGGCATCAGTGTGATTGACGCCGCCCTCAAGGCCGGGTCCTTGTACTGACTGAGAAGGTACTCGGCCATTGACAGGGCCTCGGCGTCCGAGGTCAGCAGCAGGTCACTTTGCGAATGCGTCCGCTTGCCGTACGCCGTCTGACTCGTGGCGTCGGATGCGGTCTGTTCGGTCCCGCCCGCGCGGGTCATTCGCACGTCGTTGTAGATGTAGGTGTCGTCATAGGACGGCGCGATGTCGACATAGAAGGACTCGCCCGCGTCATCCCCGAAGGTCGCCGCCGACGCGTACTCACTCAGCAGCCGATGGTGGCGACTGTGGAATTGCACGTCGCCGTCGCCCGCAATGAAGACGATGCCCCGCTCTGCGTCCTGTACGTCTCGCAGGTGGTCCAGTGCGTTCACATTGGCGAGCGCCCCGGATGCCGGAAGCGTCGTCTGGCCGGGTTCGATGCCGGACAGCCCCGCCTCGATGCCCAGGAGCCGCAGCCATTGATTCGTCGAGCCCGCATCCATCGCGATGCGAATCTTCGTGATATTGACCTTCGCGCCGAAGCTCACGAGGTTCCAGCGGTCCTCGGCCAGCTCTCCGTCGGACGCGCTCGCCCAGAAGTTCGTCCACGTCGAGCCGTCGTAGTAATCCATTGAGACGTTGTACGGCTCGTGCGTTCCCGTGCCGTCGCGTTCATATGCCAGGATGCGGACGGCGTTCGCATCCATCGCCGCGGACATGGTCAACTCGAGGTAGTGACCGTCGTCCGTACAGGCGACGTAGGCATAGGTGGCGTCGTCATCGTCATAGGCGTTTGCCTCATCGTTCCAGACAGCGTCGGCATCGGAGTGCGATGCGGGCACCGTCAGCGCGGAGAAAACCCACCCGAGTGATTCCAGTACGCGGATGACCCGTTGACCTGACAGTTCGGACGGGAACCCGGCGGCGTCGTTCAGTTCACACGTCGCAAGGTTCTTCAAGAGGTCGGAGCAGGTGACGCACATCACGGCGCCGTTCTCCGCCTTGCCGACCCACTGCGGCTGCCACGACTCGATGAACCCGGTGAACAGGTCGTAGGTAGTCCCGCCGTAGGTCGCCCGGATGTTCAGCCGCTTGCCGGGGAGGATGTAGCCGTAGTACGCACCCCCGGTATTCCCCGGCCAGAACACGCCCGTCGCGTTCCGCAGCATGACGATGGCGGTCCCGGCCTCGATGCGCCCCAGCTCGTGCTGTCTGCCCCTTTGGATGTGAATCTCATAGGCGTAGTGCGACACGTCCGTCCACGTCGGCGCATCGGTGAACGGGTCAGACGCAAACGCTATCCTGACGGTGACAGTGACATTCGCCATTAGAGTCCAGTCGTGACGTTGCGGCCCTTGAGTTTCAGAAGTGACTCACGGATTCGATTCGCCAGGTCGCCTTCGGAGGTCACAGAGCCGTACACATTCACGGTTACGTTCCCGAAGCCGCCGCCGACACCGGCGAAGACCTCTCCGCCGTGAGCGATGATGGGGACCGGCTGGCCGATAGGACCGGGGACAACGCCGCCCGTCGCCATCGACACCTTCGGCTCCCACTGTTGCGTCTGCTCATTCCAGACTTCGCCCGCGGTGGTTTCGCCCGCGGTCAACTTGCCGACGCCTGCAAGGACGCCCGCCGCGATGCCCAAGCCCGCAGCCAGCACCGCCCAGCCCTTCGGACCGGAGAGCGCCTGTACCACGATGAGCATGTTCCGCAGTTCGGCAACGACCTTCAGCACCTTGCTGACCGCGAACAGGAAGCCGCCCGCGCCGATAAGGGCCAGCACGACTTTGCCGATGCCCTCGACCACGCCGGGGTTTGCATCCGCCCACGCTGCGAACTTCTCCGCAACGGTGCTCACCTTGTCGACCAAGCTCAGGACATGCGGCATGAGTGTCTCGCCCAGCACAATGGCCGTGTCGGTCATCTGCGAGCGAAGGTTGTCCAGTTGCCGCGAGAGCGTCTTGTCCATCTGCTCGACGGCCTTCTCGGTTGACCCGGTGGCCGTCGACATGGCATCGAGGTCCGAGGCTGCTGTCTGGGCGTTCGCCCCGGTCAGCCCTAGGACGGCATTCAAGCCCTCGACCCGGCCCATTGCTGCGGCCAGAGCCGTTTCATCGTTGTTGGCGGCCTCCCTCAGAGCCCCGAGCGCCCCAGAGAGCCCCTTCGCTTCAAGCAGCGCCTTGCCGGACTGATACCCGAGCTTTGCCAGCAGATCGTTCATCTGTGCGTTCGGCGTGATGAGCGCCACCATCGCCGAGCGCATCTGCGTCATGGCGATAGAGCCGGTCGCGCCTTGCTTCGTCAGCGTGGCGACCCCGGCCATGAGTTCCTCGAAGGACACGCCGAGGCTTGCCGCGATAGGTGCGGAAATGTTCATCGTCCCGGCGAGTTCCTCGAAGGTCACTTTGCCGAGGTTGACCGCCTGGAACATGACGTCGGCCACCTGCCCCGCGTCGGCGACAGGCTTCTTGAAGGCATTGAGCACGGTCGTCAGGCCGTCGACAGCGATGGCCGTCTCGGTGATGCCGCCTATCGCAGCCTTCGTTGCGACCTTCAGAAACTCGGCCGCATTCTCTTTCGGGATGCCTGCGCTGATAGCGTCGTACATCGCCTCGGCGGACTTGACCGCCGACACACCCATCTCGCGCGACACGCCCCGCACTTCGTCCTTGAAGGCGGCAAACTCGCCCTCGGTCAGCACCATCATGGTGTTGACCTCGCGCATGGCCGAGTCGAAGTCAGCCGCCGCCTTGACGGTGATGCCGCCAATGGCAAGGCCGACGCCCATCATTACCTTGCCCGCCTTCGAGAACTGGTCCGACATCGCCTTCGTCCTGGCCGTGATGTCGGCCAGAGCCTTCGATGCCTTGTCGGTGGCGGTGATGAGGATATTGAGCGATGAACTAGCCATTGACTTGCTTCACGATCTGTTCGGCGAGAGGCGCAAGGACGTCGATGGTCACGAGTTGGCCGACGCGCTCCTCAGTCAGACTCTCATTGTCCTCGTGCAACATGAGGTACAGGAGCCTGCGTATGACGGCCATGCGCTGTGATTCCAGCAGCTTCGGGAATGCCTCGCCGAAGGTCTGCTCGACGTCGGCCATCATGTTGAGGTTCACTGGCCGAATGAGGTACGACTGACCGTTCCCCAGTGTTACGGTTGACTGTGCCATGAATAACCCCTCCTGCTCTACGTGGCGCGGCGGCTCCCCGAGAACATCCCTGACGTTCCGGTTGTGCTTGTCTCCCGCCAGCCGCGCCATCGCCAACTGCAACGAAATGGTGTGCGCCGCCGTCTCGTAGTCCCGTAGGGCCTTCTGGTACTGCAGCTCGTAGCCGATGACCCGCAGTTGCGAGAGTGGCAAGGAGCACACGTAGTCCAGCGTCCAGCCGGTTTGCGAGACGATGAACCCGACGAGCTCACTAAGCTGTAGCGAGTTCGAGTGCGTCCGTGCCCTGGAAGTCATAGCTGTACGTCACGAGGCCGTCAGTGGGAACCGAGGCGTGAACGCCGGTGATGATTGCGATGCCCCGCCACTGCTGCGTCGATGTGGAGGACTCGCGGAGTTCCAGCCCCACGACAGAGCCGATACTGAGCGGCGCCCCTTCCTTGAACCCCTCGAAGCTACCGGACCATTCAGCCACGCCGGGGAGGAACGTCTTGACGCCGGACGAATCGAACCCCGTTGACTCGTAGGTCGCGACGCCCCGGTCCAGCGTCCACGACTTGATACCACCAGCCGCCTTGCCAGCCCACACTGAGTCGATGCGGAACGTCATTGCGCCCTTGTCGACCGCCTGCTGCAGCCCTACCGAAATGATGGCCGTGCAGCTTGTGAGCGTCGCCGACACGCGGCAGAACTTCCACGTATCGGCAGTGAGCGCCGGGATGTCAGCCGTGACAATCGGGGATGCGCACGACCCGGTGTCGTCCAGCAACAGTTGCCAGTCGCCCGCGTCCAATCCCACGGAGGACTTCGCCCAGAAGAGAAGGTCCGTGTAGGACGAGAGGTTCATCGAGACAACGACCTCGGAGGCGACGATTTCCAGCCCGGTGGTCGCGTCGCAGACGAACTTCGCCGAGCCCGAGCCGACCTTGAAGTCGGTGGTATCGGCGCTTGCGGTTACGCCCGTACCGGCCTGCTCGTTCCATGCATCCTCGCAGTCCTCGATGACCTGAGAGGCGACAATGACCGAGCCGCCACAGCCTGCTACTCGTGCCATGTTGCCCCCTTATGCCGTCGCCGGAGTCAGTGCGCCGGTGCCCTGGAAGCTGTAGGAATAGGTCACGAGCCCGTCGGTGGGCGTGTTGACCGAGACACCGGTGATGATGCCGGAGCCGGTCCATTCCTGCCCCGCCGTGGCGGATTCCTCGAGCTGAAGGTCCACGGCACTGCCTATGGTGATTGGCGCGCCATCCTTGACGCCCTCGAAGGAACCCGACCATCCCGACAGGCCCGGTGTGTAGACCTTCTTGCCGGACGAATCGAAGCCGGTCCCTTCATAGGTATCGACCGTGTAGTCCACTGACCACGACTTGATGCCGGTCGCCGTGGTCGGTCCCGCCCCGTACTTGACATTGCCGCCGTATCCTGCGAGTCGTGCCATCGTGCCTCCTGTGAAATGAAAAAGCCGCCCGAAGGCGGCCTAGACTGACCGAGAGTAGAGCCTATGCGTACACCACTACCTCGAACTCCGTGGACAGGTATGCGATGCCGCCCCATGTGGTCGTTGTGATGCCAAGGTTGCGGACGACTCGGAGTGTGTCTGCCGTACTGCCGAGCGTCTTGTCGCCCTCGATTGCGGCGAGTACCGACTTCGTACCCGACGGTTCGATGTAGTCCAGCACCGCGTTGAAGGCTGTCGGCGAGTCCTGCTTCGTCACGAGCACAATCACGCGGAAGGTCACCTCGTAGTTGGCGCTCATGTCCGTGCGGTATGCGACGTTCTCGAGCAGCACGACCGCCATCGGAGGCTCATTCAGTGACTCGGTGACTTCCGCCGGCGCCAGCACCCGCAACCCGGTGATAGTTTCCAGCCTTGTGGCGATGCCGTCGCCTATCGTTTCGATGCTCATAGCGCCTCGTCCACCAGCCGCCTGACGGCCTCACTTAGTTGCGCCTGCATGTTGCCCTGCTCCTGGCGGAAGGCTTCCGTGAGGTAGAGCCCCTTGGGCATGATGCCGCGGTACGCCCCGGACTTGGTGTAGCGTTCGGTCGTGCCGTACTCGACAAGGTGGCGGTGCGGCGCGATCCGTGCGGTGATGCCCGCAGATGCAGCAGGAAGAGGCCGACCGATGCCGCGCCTGGGGATGTGGGCATAGACAGCCCTTCTCAGGTTCCCCGTCGGCCCCTTGGGCAGTACATTCCGGAGCTTCACTGCGAACCCCTGCGCTATCGGCAGTAGTGCCCGTTCCAGCTTTGCGGGCTCAATGGCCGCGACCGTCCGCCTGAGTTTCGCGTCCAGTTCTTCGCCGCCCTCGAATGACACGTCGAAGCTAGACATACCTTCCCCTCACATACGCGGCCAGCATCCGCTTGGCATCGCTGGGGAGTCCTTGATAGATGGTCTGCGTGCCGATTTCCGGTGTGCCGATTTCCGTGCCGTACCCGCCCTGTGAGAGGCGGAACAGCCTGCAAGCCTGCATCATCGCCGCCTGGCGGATGGGGTCCGGTACCGTCGCGTAGCCCCACACGCCGACAATCTCCACGCCTTTGCGTTTCCCCGTGGCGAAGTCCGAGGCAGTGCTATCGTCAGTCAGCTTCACCAGCCACTTCGGGGATGTGTTGTACGGGTACAGCAGGAAGTCCGTCCCTTCAGTAAGCGTCGTTTCCCACACGCCGTCTCCGCCGGTGTCGAGCTTCAAGGTGGTGACCGACACAAGGTCGTCCACGATGAGGTTGTCGTCTACCCCGTCGAAGTACCGGGTGGCACTCGTGGACGTGAACGATCGCCCGCAGTAGTTGTCGATCTCAGACGTGACGGCGTTGATGATGTCGGTGAGCACGTCGTCCTGAGTGGTGCCGGTGATGTCCAGTGCATCCTTGACGTCGGCCAAAGTCACATACGACGGCGCGTTGGTCTGCACGATGATGGCGAACTGCTCGGTCGAAAGCTCCTCGCCAACAGCCGTCAATTCCAGCTCGGCAAGGTACGTGCCGGCAGTATCGAGGTCGCCCGTCACTGTGACGTAGTGACAGGTGCCCGACGCCGGGGTGTCCTGAGTACAGGCGTCATTGATGACGAACGTCGTCGGCGTCGACGGGAGCCAGACCTTCAAGGTGACGGTGTACGACGCGATGTTCTGGGCATCCCCGTCTGCGTCCTGGACGATGAAGGGGATGGTGTACCCGAAGTCGCCGGTCGCAACCGTGATGCTCTGCTTCGATACCGAAGCCGGACTGATTCGCAGCGTCAACGTGTCTGTCGATGCCATGTATGTGCTCTCCAAACAGAAAAGGGGCACCCTTTCGGATGCCCCCTCCGTTCCAACTCGTAAGCGTTGCTTACAACTTCAGCTTCGCCTTGCAGTAGGCGATGTGGTCACGGAGCTTGTTCATCGCATCCAGTGTCCGATTCAGCACTTCTTCCAGCCGCCGAATCTGCTCCGTGTCCTGAAGGAT